AGAATTTGCTAGTAGCAAAAAGATTACTGATCCAGTAAGAACAAAAATGTTTGGATATATTGATCCACAAACTAAAAAGAAAGTTCCAGGGCATTTTGACATTAACAAGCAAGGACTAGTAGGGGCATTCTCAATATGGAGTGCTACTTATATGCTTAAGGGACCTGTTGTCAAGCAACTTGACAAAGCTAGTAAAAACAGTCCAGTCAAGGGCTATCTACAAGACGGAACTCAAACTCAAGAGGGTTATGTAGCGAACGGATTCAAGTTTGTAGACAGAATGGGGTTCAGCCGTCAGAATCTATTAGGCCGCTAAACCACTATTTTTTTCTACCAGGCATAAATAAATGTATGAGGTTCTATATGAATCTCAAACATTTTAAAGGAAAAATATTATGGCAATTCAAACACGTGTACATGGTGACTCACTACCAGTCTTCGAACTAGACAGATTAGCAACGCTAAACAATTCTAACCAAGCTATCAACACAACTGGTGTTGCAGTTCAGTTACAAGGTCCAAAACTAGACTTCTTCAAAATCATTGCAACAAATGGTTCTGGTGCAGTTGATATCGCAGGTGAATTAGTTACTGGCGGTGCAGTAGAAGTTATTCTACGTGCTATTGAGCAATTAGCTACAGTTCATTTATATCAAGTAGAAGCAAGCACAGGTCAAATGAGTGTTGCAGTATATCCTACTGGTGCATGGACAACAAGCACACTACAAACTGCAATTCGTGGTTTAGGTAGCTCAGTTGGTGTAGGTCCAGTTGATATCAGCGTAACTGGTGTATCAACAGCTGCATTCAAATTAGCTTAATTAGTTAATTTAACTTATAAAGGCCCAAGAACTTCTTGGGCTTTTTTTATGCCTATAAATACTGTATGAGTTATAGAATAAAATGTTATACCCTTTTTGATATTACCAAGACAGGTGTTTTAAATAGAAAACCCCCAATAAATGGTACTATCCAACAAATTAAAAAATGGGAACAAAATAGAAATAGTCAAAGCAATTTTGACACTATCATACAAGTTATATCATTGCGTAGCCAGCCCGAAAACATCACAGAACCTATTGTCACGGAATCTTTATTCAAAGAATTTAAAAACTTTGGATTTATGTATGATAATGAAGAAGTTGAACAAAAAATTTGGTCTTTTGAATTTACTATAAATCATAGTAGTGTATTCAACGATGGATTTACGGAATTGGGGTATTTATATAGTGATTGTGAATCAGTACCCATAATCAGACTGGGTACAGAATATGATAAAATTCAAGGATTTTTAGATACCTCACCCGAACTTAGGAACATATATTTTGAAATTATCAAAGATGAATGAGAAAGAAAAGTTTAAAATTCTAACCAGAATTTTTGACAAAAAAGAATTAGACTCTATACAACAACATATTGTATATGAGGATCAAAATGGGTATGTATTATATAATGAATATAGAGTTACCGAACAGAAAAATACCATTAAAATATCTAAATTTAAGACATTTACAGTAAAGAATTTTAATAATCTGCGTAATGCAATTATGTGGTGTACATTAGATAAATCCAATAAAATAGAACAGGCCAAAGATATAGAGTATCTGGATGTACAGTTAGCCAGCTCAAAAGCACATATTGAAGTACAAAACAACATATTAGCTAAAGCCAAAGATAATGAAATTATCTCATTGGCTGTGGTTAAAATACGTGAAGAAATACTAAAACGTGACACCATTATTGATAGACTGGACGATTTTGCACTAATGACCAAGCGTTTACAGGACTTTCAGTATAAATTGGTATCAAAATAATTTAATATAAGATAAATATATTATTAGCAAACTTCTAGGGAAAAACTATGAAACTAACAGAATTTAACAACAAGCCAACTTCTAATGCAAAGAAAGCATTGAAGGAACATTTCAATACAAACCTAAATGTAGACGGTATGGGTCTATATGATACTAAGCGTATGCTTGGTAAAGTTAAGGGTTTGATTAGTGAGATGAAATCTACTAACAAAGCAAGTGAGCAAAGTCCTGCATACATGAAGTTAGTATTCATGGAACAAGCATTAAGTCATCACTATGGTGATTTAAAAACTCTTCCTATGTACAATCCATCTATTGTTATGGAGAATGAGGAAGTTGAGAAGTCACAAGTTGTATTAGCAGCTAACGAAATGATTGATGAAATGCAAAAAATGATTGAATCAGTTAGCGATATGTTAGTTAAAGAACTACCAGCAGTGGTACAAGGTGTAAGTAGTGAATTTGGAACTAGTGAATCCGATCAGTTTGAACAACAAGTAACTGAAGCACTAACAAGTTTACAATCAGCATTAACACAAACTAAAGGTGGATTGAAAGATGCACTAGGTTTAATCACTGGTCAAGGCGGTGGCTTTAATGATGAGATGGGTGGTGCAGAAGGTGGCATGGGTGATATGCCTGAAGAACTACCTGGTATGGGTGGTGAAGAGCCTGAAATGGGCGATGACTTAGGTGGTGAACTACCAGAGCAACCACCAGAAGAGGAAGAGCCAAAGAATACGAACGTGGGTCGTTCAATTCGCTAATATGAGACTCTTTGAATTTGCTGATGATGACCCTTTACGTGTCAATTTAACAGCTGTAGCCAGCTATTTAGAATCACGTTACAAGGGTCAGGATCAGAAATTATCAACTGACATGTTTTTAAAGATATTAAGAAAACATGATGTACCTGTTGACAAAGAAGATTTATTTGATATAGTTAAAAAAGAACCATTAAACAAGATTATTGCCAATCTTAATGATAATGAAGTTACATTCAAAAGTCAAAAACCTAATGATGATGTTAGTGATAAAGATAAACAACAGTCTGACAATCAAAAGACATTACAACAAATGGCAAGTAAACAAGCTAATAAACCAAACGGCTTGTAATTGTAATAAAATTGTTGTACAATAGATAAATGTACAACTCAAACAAATTTAAATACGAACAAATCAAACGCATAGATACACCACAAGGTCGTAGATATGCCACACCAGATGGTGAAAAACTCCCCAGTGTTACTACAATACTAGATGCAACTAAAACTGAAGAAAGCAAACAAGCATTACAAAACTGGCGCAAACGTGTAGGTACACAAAAAGCAACTGAGATTACTACTGAAGCAGCTGGTCGAGGAACTAGAATGCACAAGTTCTTAGAAGACTATATTAAGACTGGCATACTAACAGAAAGCGGAACTAATCCATATAGTATGCAAGCACGAGCAATGGCTGAGAGCATTGTTAAACAGGGACTAGCTAAATGTACTGAATATTGGGGTACAGAAGTTCCCTTATATTTCCCCAAAGTATATGCAGGAACCACAGACTTATGTGGGGTACATGATGGAAGTGAAAGCATCATGGATCACAAACAAGCAAATAAAATAAAGAAACGTGAATGGATTGACGATTACTTTATACAATTGGCAGCTTATGCTACTGCACATAACGAATTGCATGGGACTAAAATAAGAAAAGGGGTCATTTTTATGTGTGACCCAAACGCAATTTATGCTGAATTTATAATAGAGGGCAATGAATTTGACAAGTACCAAAATTTATGGTACGGCAAACTAGAAGAATACTACACAAAGTTATTATAAATCTTGATAAATAGTATAATATACAAGGTTATACTATGGCAATTGTCCAGATATCAAAAATACAAATAAGAACCGGCGATCAATCAGATTTACCCCAATTAGATATAGGGGAATTAGGATTTGCAACCGATACACAAAATGTCTATATAGGTAATGACCCTATACTTTATCCACCAGTTGGATCAAACACCACACTAACTCAGATATTAACTGATAGTGCTAATTGTTATATTAACGCTAGTCAATTAGTAGGTAATATTATTGTTAGTACATTGGATAACAGAGTAAACAATATTAGCGTACCAATAGCTAATCTTAAAATAACAGGTGGATTTAATGGTCAAGTACTTACCACTGATGGTGCAGGTAATTTAAGTTTTAGTACTGTATCAGGTGGAGGTGGTGCAGGTACTCCCGGTGGATTAAAAAATCAAATTCAAATAAATGCCGGTAATGGTAATTTTACTGCTAACTCATATTTTACATTTGATCCAGCAACATTAACAGCTACATTAGGTAATTTAGCAAATGCTAATTACTTCTCAGGTAACTTCATAGGAAATGCAGGTGGTTTAAGTAATATTCAAGGTGCGAATGTAATTGGATCTGTGCCAAACGCAAATGATTCTGCGTATTTGGGTGGTGTTATTGCAACCAATTATTTACAAATAAACGGTGATGGTAGTGGTTTAACTAATATTACTGGTGCAAACGTAAGTGGTTTTGTTCCTAATGCAACTCATGCAACAATAGCTGATACAGCAAATTCAGTACACGGAGGTGTAGTTACTGGTACAGTATCAAATGCAAACAATGCAAACTACTTAGGTGGAGTAACTGCAAGTAATTATTTACAGATAAATGGTAACGGTAGTCAATTAACTGGAATTTTAGGTTCTGGCGTAACTGGTTTTGTACCAGCTGCTACAGTTGCAAATACTGTAACTGCAAGTAGTCAACCAAATATCACAACAGTTGGTAATTTATTAAATTTAACAGTTACCGGAGTTATAACTGCGGGTAATGTTACTAGTGCTGGAAATATTACAGCAGCCAATATTGGTAATGTTAGTACAAAATTATATGGTAATGGTATTAATATAACTAATATTGCAGGTGCTAATGTAAGCGGCGTTGTACAAAACGCAACATATGCATTAAATCTATTAGCAGGTGGTAGTATTGGAAGTAATGTAGTTGCAGTAACACAACCTATTTTAGATAAAAGCACAAAAGTAGCTACAACCGCATTAGTACGCTTAGTAGCAGAATCATTATATCCAGTAGGATCAATATATGTAAATGCTATGATTAATACAAATCCAAATACATTGTTTGGTTTTGGAACTTGGGTGGCCTATGGTACTGGTCAAGTACTAGTTGGTGTTGGTGGAAGTAATCCTTTATTTGCATCTGCAGGTAGCACAGGTGGTAGTGCAGATGCTATAGTAGTAGAACATACACACACAGCTAGCTCTACCTCAACTGTATCTGAAACTCCACATAGTCACTACATTGGAACGCAAGACTCTACTGCTAACGACGGTGGAAGTGCAGGAAATCAAGAGTTTGCTAGAAATTATGATGCTGGCGCAGGTGCAAAAGCACATACCAATCCAGTGGCAACTGGTCTAAGCGTAGATACTACAACTACAGTTAATCTTGCTGGATCTAGTGGCACAAATCAAAATTTACAACCTTATGTGGTTGTTTATATTTGGCAAAGAACTGCATAATTTAATACAAGTAGTCATAAATACTATTGTTCACTCTTAATTGAAAAGAGTTTATGCAGTAAAGCCACTGCGTAGACCCTAGAACGGTCATTAAATAAAGGAAAAACAAATGGCAAGACTAAGTAAAAAATTATTCGGTTTCGATAATACCGGAGACACAGGCAATACACGTGATAACTACACTAAAGGTGGATATGATGGCGTTGCTGGACAAGGCATTATATCAGTAGATTTCACAGGTAATCGTGGTTCTTTCACAACTGCACCAACAATCACAATGCCTGCACCAACGGATACAGCAGGTAAAACAGCAACATTAGTTCCAATCTATATTAACGTAGCATCAGTTTCAACTGGTGCAGGTCATACTGGACTAGTAGTTGGTGATACATATACATACGGTGGAACAGGTGGCATGATAGCTACTGTTGCAAGTGTTCCTGGTTCAGGTAACGCTACATTTACATTAACAAATGCAGGATCAGGTATTCTTTTATCTGCGATTCCAAATAGCGGTAACACACAAGGTGTTACATTAACTAAAGCTAGTGGTTCAGGTGTTAGTACATTCTCAGCAGATATCTATTGGCATATTAGCACTGGTGGCGGTGTTGTTCCAACTAGTGATGCCGGTGAAGGTTATAATGGTACAGAAACTGTTACTGTAACAGGTACAGGTAAACCAACAGTAACTGCTGTTAATTTTACAACACCATCAAACACACCTTACACAGAAGATGCATTCCCATCATTCTTAATTACTGCTAAAACAACTAGCGGTGGTACTGCTAAAGTTGGTACAATTAGAAAACAAAAATCACAACATCGTTTCTATGTTGAAACTAGTGATGGTAGAGCAATTTGCACATTAAAAGCAAGTGCAGTAAGTAATGTAGGTGAAATGACATTAACTGCTACTGATAGTGCAGGTGGTACATATTATGTTACTAAGATTGCTAATCGTAGAGCAACAGTAGTACGAGGTACCGGTACACAATTTGCAAACTATTCAAGTATACCTTGGAATTTTACAGCAGCTGTAGCTAATGTATCTGTTTTAATTAACAACGCTTAATAGGAATTATTATGGCAAGTTCATTAAATAAAAGATTTTTTGGTAACAAAAATACGAACGATACAGGTGATACACGTGACAACTTTGGTGCAACCGGTCAACGTTCACATGAGGGTATTGGTGGTCAAGGTGTAACAGGTTTTGCTACTACCAATGGTGGCAACTATATTAATCGTTTACCCACTATTTCTACATTAAGAGCACCCAGTTTACCCGGTGGCCAACAAGCAACAGGTATAGTACATAGTAATGCACAAAATGCTACTCCAAATGCAAAAGGTACAGGATATCAAATTGGTGATATACTAACTGATGCAAATGGATCAACATGGCGTGTTACTAAACTACGTGTAGTTAGCGCATCATTAAATGCAACCGGTACTAACAGTAATTGGGATGGTACAGAATGGATTGTATGGGACCAATTTATTAACAGTCACTGGACAAGTCCTACTATACTTAAAGGTATAACTACAGACGGTTCAGGACATCATTTAACTGGTTATACAACTGGTTCAAGCGTGTATGGTGTATGGGACGGTACTGATGGTACTCATGCTCCTACTACTGCACAAACTATTGTAGGTGGCCCAACTGCAGGTAGTATGACTCCAAGCTATAACACACGTGCTACAGGTGACTACAATGGTAGTGGTGCTGGTGACAACAATGGTGCAGGTGGTTCAGTAACATTTACTTATGGTGTTGAAGCAGTTGCATTAGTGTCTAGTATTGATTACGTATATGGTACAACGTATGCATTTGGTAGTGCTGATACAACAACTGACAGTGGAAGTGGTACAGGTGCTAAACTTGACGTGGGATTCTGTCTTAACTATCTACAAGTTACAGATCCTGGATCAGGTTATATTGGTACAGAAACTATCACGTTTACTACTGCTCCAAATGGCGGTGAGGTACGTGCAACAGCTACATTGACATATACAACTGATGATGGTAAACCTTATGATGCTGAAGCGTTCCCTGCAATTATTGCATATGCTCAAACAACATCAGGTGGTTCAAGTAACATTGCTGATATCAAACGTCAAGTAAGTGCTAAACAATATCTAGTTACTACTAGCGATGGCACAGCTAGATGTGTATTACAAGGTTCTGCAATCACTGGCGTAGGTCAAATGACTATTACTGCTACTGATAGTGCAGGTGGTACATATTATGTTATTAAAATTAGTGCACACAAATGTACAGTAGTACGTAATACAGGCACTCAATTTGCTAACAGTTCTAGTGTTGCATGGACATTAGGTTCAGCAGTCGCTAATCAATCTGTTAAAATACAGAATGCTTAATTAATTTTAAGCAATATAAAAAGGGTCTTAGGACCCTTTTTTAACCAACTTTTTTAACTTATCTTGCACAACATCAAAGTTAACTGTATTGAATAATCCGGGGTGCATTGGTTTTGGGTAATGTATTGTATCTAACCAGCAATACCCACAATGCTCATCGTTTAATGTTGGAATGAATTCTTTATCTATTTTACAAAAGAATGTATGATATACAAATTGATTGTTAACAAACTTTTGAATAGGTATAAGTTTAGCAGTATCAGGAAAGTAACCTATTTCTTCTATGCATTCACGTTTAACACCTTCTAATAATGTTTCCCCGTGTTCTATTTTACCGCCCGGAATCCCCCAATTACCTGAGTTCTTTGGGTCATTGCGTAGTAAATAAAGAAATCTTTGTGTATCTATTGCGTAGAAAAATACACCACCTGATATGTTCATACTATGATTTATCATAGTTAACGGTGACCATTAAATTACAATAGTATAACTACCTTGGTCGTACCAACCTTCAAATGATTTCATCCATGCATGGTCAGTAAATCTATATTGTACACCGCTAGTAAGATTAGTAACATATTCTACGTGTGTAGATGATTGACTGTCAAAACTTACACTCCAACTACCTGTAGTGCTACTATATTCAATGATATCATTACTATTAGCAACAATATTTCCCCATACACTAGGATCAACATTATTTGCACTACCAATTGGTTCTACAATCAAATATCTTTGTTTGTCTGCTACAGGAAGTAATCCTATTCCCGGGCCTTTAAGTTGAGGATTAATAATACTATCAACCGATTGTAGAGTATTCAATGGTAATGTATCTACATCAATGTTATATGTTAACAATCTATCGTCATCCGGGTTAAATTGAATAGTACCTACAATCTCTGTATCCATATGAGGATTTTGTAAACGAATCTGAGTTATTCCCGGTCTTACTGTTCCGTAGACATCTAATACAGCAGTCCAATACAACGCAGTATTGGGATTGGTTGGTAAGTCAATCGTATTATTATTAGGATTGGGTGAGTTATCTGCCGGTAATATTTGTAACTGATTGCCTATCAACAATAAACTATAACCATATGGAGTGACTTTTTCCCTAGTACCCAATAACAATGCATCATCTTGCATATCAGTAAGTGCATTACCTTGGAATATACTCATAATAATCTTATGAATAACACCCATTTTCTTAATCTTAGCACTTGAACTCAACCATATAGGCATATAGAATTTCCAACTCATAATATCAATTGGATTAGCACTACCTTGAGGGATAGTTCTACTGCTAAATGTTAATCCATCTTGGTATACTACGCTTAGACTTGTCCAATCTACAAAGTTATCTGTACTTTGAATTTCCATTGCTGGATTAAACAATACGCCCAACTGCTCAATCAATTCTAATTTTTGTTGATAGTTAGTCGTCCAGAAGTCTACATTAACTCTTAATGTATATGGTACAGGCATAATTCTTTCTACACTAAATGCTTGTCCCTGTGTTGTTTCAAAAGTTTGAGTAGCTGCGTTATAGTTACGTTGACGTACTGCAACCGATTCTACATAGTAAGGATCTTGTGTACGCTTTTGATCATATTCTAATCCAGTAATATAATAACTAATTAGTGGTGCACTTGGTAAACTGCTAGAACTATTGTTAGCAATTTGTGTGCTAGCCATTCTACTTGCATCACCATACATAATAGGTACACGAACAATAATAGGATTGCCTGCAGGATCGTTACCTTTAGTTACATTCCAGTCACTAAAGATTCTTGCGAATTGAATTAAGAATCTGCGTATTTGTGCATCGTAAAAATATTGTGCCATGTGTTACCTTAATCTGGTGTTGCTTTAAATAATGTAGATAATGCTTGAACTTGCGGTATCACATTACCATTTGTTAATGTTGTTGTTGCGGTATTATTAATGAACGAACCAAGCAATGTTTGATTGCTATTCATACCTGCAGCAGCACGTGTATTGCTACTAATCAATTGCCATAACGCACCATCCCAGCGATACATTGTTTGTGGTAGATAATCAGTACGTAAGAAATAATCACCTAACTTAGGATTTGATGGGAATGTTGTTCCTGATTCAAAAGGTAATCCATTTGGTGCAGTACCATCTCCTGTATTATAACCACCGCTATATCCAAATCCTAATGGTGTATAGTTCTTGATATAATTAAATCTAGGATCAGCATCTGCTCTGAAATCCATTTGAGGGGTAACTGTTTTAGTAAAGTTACTTGCAATAGTTATAAGTGTGTTTGCTGGCATAGCAAACAATGTAGGCTTATTGATTGTAATAGTGTTTGTTGTTAAATCTCTACTTGTTACAACTGTATTTGTATCAAATACTTGTGCTGTTTGTCCATCTAATAATGTAACTGTTGCACTTAACACAATACCAGGCCATGCATCTTTGGGAATTTCTAATACTGTAATAGTATTGCTACCTACAACAGTTGGATTAGCAGTAACAACACTACTTGGAAAATCGCTTGCTACTGAGTATGTGTTGTCAGTTGTACCATATGGATCAGTAATAACTGCACCTGCTTTAGCTGCGATAACTAATTCACCGCTAACTTGACCACCGCCACTAGGTAACTTATCAGGTTCAACTTCTTCAATCTCTAATGTCATGCTCATAAATGCTTGTAACAATTCATTGCTATTGATAGGCATATCCATCCAGTTCTTTATTGCACCTGCAGCAATAACAATACCCGGGCTAGGACTATATCCAGGACTTTGAACCATTTGAACTGAACCTAATAAAGGATTTGTTAATCCACTTACAACACCTTTTGGTAATTGTGGTTGACCTGTAGTAGCATCAGTGGACACAAGATATAATTGATGTCTGTCGTAACCTGTCTTGGGAACTAATCTATCTGCTTCTGCTATTAATGCATCGTTAATTGCTAGGTTAGTATTATAACGTCCTAGTATATCTGCAATACTATCGGCAGTATCTAATTGCCAATATGTTGTATCTGTGCAAGGTGTGCCTGCAGGAATACTTGATAATCCATTTGGTAAAGGACTAACTGGTACATAGTTTTTATTTCCATAACTTACTACGTAACCCGGAGTATAACTGGTTGTACTATTCCAGTTTCCTAAATAATTATCCGCACTAGTTGGTGTTTTAAGAATGTTACTAAACTCCTGACTGTCTACTAATGGTTCACATTTGATACGCCATAAATGAGGATACCATGTTTGACTGAAACCCTCGCTTGCAAAGTTTGCATCTGTAATCTGATAATATCTACGTAGTCCAACTGGTATAGTTTCATTTAATGGATGATAATCTGTTAAATGAGGTAATTCAAATACATCACCGACCATTAATTTACGACCAATCGTATCTATCATTGTGTTGTAATGCACAACAATAAAAATAATGTCATTGTTTAAAAACAATCCAAACTGACTTAAATCAAAGTCTAAGTTTGCTACATTATAATGCCCACGAATTCTATAAACACTACTATCATAGGTTCGGTCACGATTTTCCAAGAACAATAAATCCTGTATATTGGTAGGGTCTAAACTTGTGCGTTGTGGTGTGCTTAGACTATCAGTGGCACCGTTATCTGTTACACCTAAATACTTGTGAACATAGAGGTCGGTAGCACCAACATTTAGCATTTCTGCTATTGTTCTATCAAAAAATCTGTAATCATTGGATTTATCCGAACGAAATAGTGAGAGTTTGGGCATCTTGGTATCCGATATATCTAGTATTTATCAGCAGAATTTTGTAAGCATTAAGTATTACCTTTATTAAAGGTTGACAATTAATAGAATTTGATATATAATTTAGTTATTGTTAATAGGAGCATACATGGCAACTCGCAAACCGAAACCAACCTCAGATCATTTTATCAAAGCATTAAACCCACGTGATGCAGATACAAAGTACATGGGCGAAGAACCATTCTTTCCTGTACAACCTGAGGGAAGCGAACGTACAATTACTCTTACTAGGGGATTTACTTGGTTCAATCGTTTTTACAGTAAAAAAGATGCCAAAGAATTATTGTGTCAATATTTAGAGCACAATGAAAGAATTGCAGAAGCCAAGATTGTTCGTAAAGTTGATGACAGAGAATTTTTAATGACATTGTGCTGGTTGGCACGTATGACATTGCGTGGACTAGAACTTACTGAACAAGAAAGTGAAACATTAGAAAATGAGATCCAACGACTATTAAAAGTCGTTAACAAACCAGAAGTTATTGTCGTTGAAAAAGAAAGCAACCGCCCTAATATTCAGGAAATCATGCGTGAAAAAGCAAAAGACGCTGCCGGTGAACTAGAAGGACTATTTGACGAGTTTTATACTACAGGCAAAACTAGTGGTAAAGTAGTTGATATTGTTGCTAAGTTTAATGTAATGAGTCAACATATTCCATTGATTGTTGAGATATGGAAACAAAAACAAATTGAGTTTGAAACAGTTAGTGAAACTGAAGACAAAGAACTTAAAGATGCTTATGGCAATTTAGGTAAAGTACAAATACGTAACATACTTAAAT